GTTCAGCTTGTTTCATTGCAATTTCAGCAGCTGTATCTGCAGCTACTTTTTTAGCAAATTCTTCCAGATTGAACTCTGAGTTGCTTTCAGGAGATTTATTTTCTTTTGACATATTTGTCTCCATGTTATGGGATTCCTCCCGTCTTGGCTGCTCAACATTAACAGCGTCTGCTGATTCTGCTGGGTTAGCCTTATAAAAAGTTTGCTTATACTTGTTGTATTCTTCCATAGTATCAAATGATTTGCTTAAACCAAAAGTTGCCCCTTGATTGCAAGGCACTGATACTACAGAAACTTCAAAAAGCTCCGCGTCCTTTATCTTATATCCGTCAGTTTCAGTCATATAATCAGCATCCTTGACTTTGAAACCAACAGAAAAAGCTCCAAGGACACCGTCTTTAATTAATTGAGTTACATCACCTGCAGCTTTAGATATCTTTGCAGATATCTCTAAACCGTTGTCTGTAACTTGTAAATCTTTTGCTCGACCGATTGGTCTATCGTAGTTATGATTGAACAGAATAATTGGATTATTTTTGAAATTTTCTAATCCGCCTTTTGTCCATGCACCACTTTCAATAATATCTCCAGCTCTATCAAGTCCATTAGTACTTGCAGAACCTTTAATTTCAACACCGCCATCGTCAGTATCTCCTAAAGATTTAAAAGTGCTTGTCCAGTGATAAATTTTATTCGACATCTTTCTTCTCCACTTTCTTTTCTACTGTTTTCTTAGTAGTTACTTTTTTAGGAGTTACTTTTTTAGTAACTTCTTTAATAACAACTGGGTATCTTTTTGTTACTACGCTAAGTACTCTACTCCAAGAACCAAAAGCTCTTCTGAGTAAATAGTCTTTAACTGGAACATCATTGCCTTCTGCTTTGTATTCAGCTAAAGTCATAACACCACCTTTTTTAGTCATAAAATCGGAAAGTGCTTTTATCATCATATCTTTAGTCATATTATTCTTCCTCGCTTGGGGCAGCCTCTGTGGGCCTACCACCTTGTTCAGGACTTGCTGCTGAACCTGCTATATTTGCAGGTATTCTTGGCTCGTCAAATCCTTCTACTGGGTCTTTGCCTAAGGCTACTCTAGCTTCATTGGCACTTAATATGCCTGTATTTACAAGAGTTGCGTAATAAGCCGCTTGGTCTCTCAACTCTGGCTGTAAAGCAGGAATTCCTGTTACATCTTCAGATAGTGAAAAACCAAAAAATCTTTCAAGTGCATATCCTAATTTTTTAACTATAGGTAACACTGTTTCTAAATAGTAAAGTCTATGGTTTGGTCGTATATTTGCATTATTTCCACCGTCTAATAAAATTGGTGGTATTCCCATAGCTTCGAGTATAATTTTTTCATTTGATTTGATTCCTTCTTGGAAATCTAAATCTTTAAAATTAATTTCTGTTAAGTTTTCTACTTCAAGTCCGCCGTCTAAGAAAAGAGGTCTTCTACCTCCTGACTTAGGATTATATCTAGCGACCCAAGCCTGTAACATTCTCTCTTTTATTTTCTCAGAAAGAGTGTTTGGTGACTTTAGTACTAATCCTGGAACTGCTCCATTTTTAAAGAAGTTGTCTTGAAAATCTCTCATGCTTCCAAGTAACTGCATAGTTCTGAAAGCTGGTTTGAGTCTAGGTACTCCTCTATAAATTGAATTGAAACTATTTTCTTTTACATGAATAATCTCATCAGGGCTATAATCTATTGAGTTATCATATGAATATCTTTCTACGTAAGTTTTATCATCAGTATAAATTGTTACTTTATCTGCTGGTAAGTGATATAAGTGCGCTCCATCAAAATAAATAAAGATGTTTCCATCTATAAGTAAATCGATAATTAAGTTTCTTTTAAAAGCATTTATATCTTGAAAAGGGTTTGGTTCTTTATTTAGTAATAAATCTACTTTTGATCTACGAATATTTTTAAGAACATTTGTAGTACCTACAATCTTTTCGCCAACAGAAAAAGGAATTTCAGCGACATCATCAACAATCATATTGACTGCTCTATTAACGATTTCTAATTGTTCATAGGCATTTCTGTAGTTGGTGACTATTTCCCGCGAATCAATAGTCATACCCTCATTTCGGGATATTACATATTGAGCAGGATTCAATTTTTCATCATCCACTACTGGAGTTCTGCCTAATAATCTATCATACCATGCCATATTTGTCTCTCTGCTTTTCGACCCATCTTTTTTGTTTCTCTGCGTGTATCAACTTGGGTCGTTTTCCATAAACTGAATGTAACTTCATATGGTGACTATGGCAGAGTGTGACTGTGTCTTCGTAAAGTTCTTCGTAGTGTTCATCAATAAAGGCTTGTCGAATCTCTAGTATTTCTTGCTCGTTTTTAATAATTAATTTTTTCTTTTTTATCCAAGTTTCTAGTAGTTCTGTAAGCCCGTAATAGTGATGAAAATCTAACTGTTCGGTACTTCCACAGATATAACAATCGCTTGATTTTTTATATTGTGATTTCGCTTTATCTCGTACGTATTTAACTAAATCTCTTTTGAAATTCATATTTCTACTCTTAATTAGAATTATACCAAAAACATACAGCAAATGTCAAGAACTGTTTTTTGTAGGTGTTATTAAAACGTTGTGGCTGTAGTTTCAAATGTATATAACGCATATCGCATAGCATCAGCCATATGGGATGCCATATTATGCTTTGGTTTCTCTTTTAATAAATTAGGGTTTGGGTCCCATTGATATTGGTCTAGTGATATTAAGGCTTCTTTGCAAGTCTGATTAACAATAAGTTCATCATTATCAACTACTGTTGCAACATGTCCTATACCATCAAGTACTGATTTTTTAGCATTGATAGTACTAATATCGTAATTTTGTGCGAAGTCGTATCTTGTTTGTTGAGCTGCAGAGTCAATGTAAATGTAATCAATGTCCCATTTATGAATTAATTTTTGAATCTTCATTGCGTGGTGTTCTGTAGTCTTCTCCGCATCCATATATTCATCTATTAGATAATATTTTCTTTTATCCCAGTCGTAAGCAATTACACAAAATGCTGTAGGGTCTTTGTAACCTACGTCAAGACCCGCAAAAACATCCATCTGACTAACATCAAGTTGTGATAAATCTGCTATACATTCTTCATGGTTAAATGCCCAGACTTGGCCTTCATAGACATTAAAGTCTGCTAAGTACTCTTGTGCAAATTCATTCTCAGACATTGTTTTCTTTGCTTCAATAATATCTGATTCTGCTACACGAGGATTTTCATGATAAGTTGCTTTTACTGAACACCACTCTGGAAACTCCTCACTAAAACCTCTGTAGTAAAACTCAGCAAAGTAATTATTTCTACCCCTTGGAGTAGATATAAAGATTGCTTTTGAGTTTTCTTTGTCTAGTGTGGGCCTGAGCGCAACATTGAAAGCATCCCTCCCGTCTGTGAGAGCGGCCTCGTCGAATATGATGAGATCGTATGACCTACCCACAACCGAATCAACTTGGTTAATGGAGCCCATACGAATTGTAGAATTGTTTGAAAGTTCAATAACTTTATCTTTTGCATTGTCTCTAAGTACCTCTAAATCAAAATGTTTAATAAGATTTCTTTGCAAATCAAATGAGATTTGCGATAATGAATAGTTAGGTGACATTAATAGTACATGACTGTTTGGTACTAAACAAACCAGTTGTCCTATTATATTTGAAATGTAAGTTTTGCCCTGACGACGAGATATAGCCGCACAAACGAATCTATATTTGGGATTATTAACAGCATTTATAATTGCTTTTTGGGATGAGTTAGGTTCTATACCTAACAGTTCAAGATACTCCATTATGGGTAGTTTAATGAAACGACTCTCAGGATTTAAGTCCATAAGATAGTCGCCTAGTATATCTGTACGGCTAATTTCTATCAATGTATTGTCTCGTCAGGGAATATATTATCTTCTGAATCTATTAGTAAATCCAGCTCTTTTAGTTTAGTGTAAAGGTAGCAGTAAGTAGCCGATACTGTTTTTATCTTCTTCTCTGCTGGTGATAAGTCTCTAAATTCTTCTACTTTGATTAAATCTTGTAGCATTTTTCCTGCATGTACTATGCCTTCTTCAAGCCATAGTTTTGTTCCGTTTGCAGTTGCCATTATCTTCTCCTTTTTAGTCCTAATGTTCTTTTTTGTGATTTGGGCGGTCTTTTCTTAGAGCCTCCCGGCCCTGCCCAAAACACTTTGTCCGCCCAGTATGCTGCTGAAGATTTCCCTTTTCTAATGTTTTTGGCATGTCGTGCCTTAAAACTTCTTCTTGCTTCTGGACTGTAGTTATGGCCCATACCTTGAGCCCCAAATCTTATAATCTTTATTTTGCCACCAACTCTTACGCCTACTACGGCTTTTTTGGTTTTGTGGTTCGGGGTTCTTTTAGGCTTGTTAAGTCCGCTAAGACCTGCTCTTTTTAGCCTTGCTTTTTCTGCTGCTGTTAGTGCCATCTTTCATCCCTATAAGTAAAGATTTCTTTACTACTTTGTCGAGTCTTCCCGACTTCATAATTTTATTGATTTGTTTTAAAATACTATCTTCTTCTCCTTCTCGT